GAAAACCGAGACATGACCGATGCTGAACTGTCCCTCCGTACCGAGATCCTCGACACTGTTGAGGCGCACTCTCGGCTCGTGGCCAATATGGAACGGTCTGAGCGAATCAAGGACGTTTTGGAAAAACCTCAAGCGGCAGTTACGGTTCCCAAAAACACGAACCCCAGGCCAATCGAAAATGAGAAAAAAGATCGCTTTAACTCGCTTGGACAGCAGATGGTTGCGGTTGTCAATGCCGGTCGTCCGGGTGGCGGGGTTGATCCTCGGCTATTTAACGCGGCTGCAAGTGGCATGAGCGAAACCGTTCAATCTGATGGTGGGTTTCTGGTTCAGCAGGATTTTGTCAGCGACTTACTGAAGGATCTGGTAAATCAGGCGATCCTTGCCCCCAAATGCCGACAACAGCCGATTTCTGCAAATGCCAATTCGATCAAAATCAACGGTGTGGATGAAACAAGCAGAGCAACCGGCTCCAGACAGGGTGGAATTCAGGCATATTGGGCGGATGAAGCCGACGAGAAAACCAAGTCAAAGCCGAAATTCCGTAAAGTTGAACTGAACCTCCACAAACTGATCGGTCTTTGCTACGCCACAGACGAACTGCTGGCAGATGCTGCGGCTCTTGAGGGCTTTGTCCGTGCGGCTTTCCCTGCGGAATTTGCCTTCGTCACTGATGACGCGATCTTGCGCGGCACGGGTGCCGGTCAGCCCCTTGGAATCCTAAATTCCGGGTGCTTGGTCACAGTCAGCAAAGAAGCCGGGCAGAAGGCTGATACCATCGTGGCTGAAAACGTGATTAAAATGTCCAGCCGGATCTTTGCCGGTTCTTATCTCAATTCGGCGTGGTACATCAACCAGATGTGCCTCCCGCAGCTCTACACTATGAGCATTGCAGTCGGTACTGGCGGTCAACTTGTGTTTGTGCCTCCCGGTGGCATTAGTGGCGCTCCTTACGGATCGCTTTTGGGCCGTCCGGTTATTCCGATTGAACAGGCTTCGGCTCTGGGCGATTTGGGCGATATCATCCTGGCCGACATGGGCGGATACATCCTGGCGCAGAAGGGCGGGATTCAGTCTGACGTCTCGATCCACGTTCGTTACATTTACGACGAGAGCGTCTTTCGCTTTGTATTACGGATAGATGGCCAACCTTTACGAGCCAGTGCGTTAACTCCCTATAAAGGCGGGGCCACTGCTACTCAGTCACATTTTGTAACTTTAGCCGAACGTGCGTGATCATGAATATTACGAAAACCCAACTTGAAAATCTCTACGTCGAGAAAAACTTGACGGTTCGTGAATGCGCGAAACTGTTAGGTTTTCCAACTCATAGCGGTATTCAATGGCTATTAAAGAAATATAATATCGAACGTCGTCCTTGTGGTTTTCAAGTTGGCAATCGTAAAAAAGGTGATAGAAAACCAGAAACTCACGGAAGCTGGAAAGGTGGCAAGAAACTTATTTCATGTACCCAGTGCGGAAAAGAATTGTTTAGATTTCCAAGCCTTATTCATGAAAAAAATTTCTGTGATGACGTTTGTTATGGAAAATGGAGAGCCGAAAACTTCAAGGGCGAATCCAATCCCAACTATGGAAATACAGCAATGGTTGGGGAGGGTAATTCAAACTGGAAGGGCGGGATAGCTTGTGAACCTTACGCGCCTATTTGGGTTGACAAAAGGTTTAAGGCTGGCATCCGTGAACGAGACAGCTTCACCTGTCAGAACCCTGAATGCAGAAAAAATAGTGATGTTTTAACGATTCATCACATCGACTATGACAAAAAAAACTGCGAACTTGAAAACCTTATCACCTTATGTAATAGCTGTAATTGCCGCGCAAACTTCAACCGTGAATTCTGGCAAGCAGGCTACGAAGAAATCATCCGTTTAAAATACGAATCACTGAATCAACAAATAGCAGTATAAACCGGTCGGGGTGATCCCGCCCTAAACAAGAAAAGGATAGAAAACCATGAAAGTAAAACTTGAAGATGTCCATATAGTCCCTAACGTCTATGTCCCTGTTGACATTGACTCTCTGGCCGGTGCAAAAAGCCCCCTGGTCGTTCTGATGCAGAACTATGATCTGGCGCTCGTTCTCGTTCAGTTGGCTGTTCCAAAGGCCGCTGGCGTTATTACAATCGAATCCTGTTCTGATGTTGTTCCGACCGTGGCAACCCAGATCATGTTCCCCTACTACCGCTACGAAACCAGTTCGATTCTTGCCAATGGCGACGTTCACGGCGCAAGAACTTGGACAACAACGGCGGCTGCTGGCCTGATTCCCGTTGCTACGACTACTCCGGCGCTTTACGTGATCGAAATCAAAGCGGCCATGCTGCTTGCCAATCATGTCGGATTTAGGGTTTGCATTGCTGACCCCGGCGCGGCTTCCGTTGGCGGCGTTTCCGTTCTGTTGAGCGGTGGACGTTTCCAGGATGCCAATGTAACTTCAATGGCGGTCATCTAAACAAAAGCGGCCTGAAACATGGCCGCTTAAAAAGGAGAAAGCCATGTTAAAAGAAGAAATTCAATTGGTAACGGAAATTGCAAGGCAAATCGCCAAAGAAGAAATCGCCATAGCGCTTGCAGCGGCATCAAAACCTGCAACAAAAACAGAACCAAAACCGGAACCGGAACCCGCACCTGTAACCAAAAAAGCGGCAAAGAAGGAGACTGAATAATGTCAAGAAACTACAGTCAATCAACCATTGATGTGGTCGGGGATATGGTGCGGGGCCTGAAGGTTGAAACCCCTACGTTCCTGAACGCCACATATATTAAAGTTGCCCAGGTGTCCCTGTTCAATGTTCACGGGAAAATCAGGCTGCTGTATTTGGGCGTTGAGGCCGTGACGACTTGGAGCGCAGACGCCACCACGGTGAAATTCGGATATGACCCGTCAACTCCGGCAACGGCTGTTGTGGATCTTTGCGCGGCTTCCGGGGCCTTGACTTCCCTTGCGGTCGGGAAACAGGTATCCGTTTTGGGGGATGCTCTGGCTACCGGAGCTTTGGAATCTGCAAATCCGGGCGTGGCACTGAAAACAAATCCTATGGATATCGGCACTGAAAACGGTGTTGGCGTCCTTTGCATCACAGGCGCTGGCGCGGCTCAGACCGGCGCTACAGCTACCTCAATTGCGAGATGCTTGTATGTTCCGCTGTCCGACGGAGCCTACGTGGAGTCGGCTGTCTAACCCCCTTTAGGCAGGACGTTAAGTTTTAAGTCCTGCCTGATAAGGATTTATCAAAATGTCAATAATGAAAAGTACAACGACGGGTGCGGCTGCTATTGCCACAACCATAACGCCTACAGCCGCTTCTGCCATTGATTCAATGATGTTGCATTTGTCGGCTGCTGGCGGAGCCGGTAATTTGACGGTCACAATTGATGCCATTGCAGGCGCGGCATATGACACGGTTCTGCTGACTCAAGATATGACGGCTGTTACCGATTTATACTGGCAACCTGACAGGCCAATTGAATTGGACTCAGGCGACAAGATAGTTGTTGCGTGGGCAAACGCAGGTGGAAAAACCTATGGCTTAACGGTCAATTGGTTAGGGAGGTGATGGCATGTTAAATATCAATGGATTGCCTTCTGTTGGGTCAGTATCCCTGCAAACCCTGAACCCTGCTAATGACACTGTTGCGGCTGGATATTATGCCGCAACAACCCTTCACGCGGTTGACGCTGATCTTGCAACGGGGAATATCCGGGCCGGGGTTACGGTCTTTGGTATTGCTGGAAAGGTAGAGGTGGTTGATACGGCTGAGGGCGTGGCTGGAGCTATTGACGCCGATATCGCACTCGGTAAGAAAGCATGGGTGAATGGGCTTGAAATAACGGGGATTCATGTCTGATGCAACTGAACCTGATAACGCCGCCTATTCTTGAGCCATTAACTCTAATTGAGATAAAAAAGCATCTTATTTTAGATTCCGGGTCGTTTGTTGACGATACCGACAACACTCAATCAATAGCCCCCGGACTCCATGCCACCACTACGCTTTACTCATTGGTTGGCTCTGCGGTCAATGTGGCGGGT